GCCTTGTTGTGTGGTAGTTAGGAACCCAGTGATCCCTCAACATTCTTAGTATAACGGTAATTTGTTTGGAATGGTGCTCAAGCGGTCACTTATTAAACTGGCATAGTCCTTGTTGAGTTCACACCCAAGATATGCTCTACTATTCTTCTTAGCTACCATTGCGGTAGTGCCTGACCCCATGAATGGGTCTAATACTATGTCACCCTTCTCACTACCAGCAAGGATACATGGTTCAATCAGATCAGGTGGATACACTGCAAAGTGAGCACCTTTATATGGTTTGTTGGTCACCGACCATACACTTCTCTTATTCTTAGTAGGGTATGATTTGGAAAGACCAGTGTGAGGTGACAATCCTGTCCCTTCATTATGATACTTACCATTTGTTCTGTCTCTTGTTCCCCAATCCTTAGCAGGTTCTTTAATAGCCTCATTATCATAATAATATTTCTTATTCTTACTAAACAAAAAGATATACTCATGTGACTTAGTACATCTATCCTTAACTGACTCAGGCATAGGGTTAGGCTTGTGCCATATAATATCCTGTCTTAGATACCAACCATCTGCTCTCATAGCAAATGCAAACATCCATGGTATACCAATTAAATCTTTTTCTTTGAGTCCGTCAAGTTTGTTTCCTCTACGAGGACACAGATCTGGGAGGTCTTGCTTAGTATTTGAGACTGTTTGTTTAACCAATCCTTGTCCTCGCCCTGGCCTGTAATTATAGTAACTATCCCCAAGATTAACCCAACAAGTTCCATCATCTGTGAGCACATTACGTACCTCTCTGAATACCTTAACTAAGTTATCAATAAATTGTTCTGGTGTGTCCTCCTGACCTATCTGTTCATCTTCATCACCATAGTTTCTTAAACCATAGTAAGGTGGAGATGTGACACACATACGTGCTTGTTCATCAAATTGCTTCAATGATGCAATGCAGTCACCATATAATATAGTATCTCTCATTTATAGTGACTCATCATTAAATTAAAAGCAACATCATAACTACATGTTTTAAGTAGTTTACCGTTGTGTATGACCACGTACCTATTATGTTTACCCATGACAGGAACAGCAGCCCATTCACCATATGGATTCTTGGTAACAAAACCAGGCATCATAAACTTATCTTCTAATAGATAAGAGTTTTCTAACTTCTCTAGCTTGGGTCTGGGATGTTTTGCCATACTATATCACCGTATGCATCTACTACATACGAATTAATGAAATGGTCTGAGTCTGGACACTGCGCTAGCTTGGGGAACCAAGCAGCAGCACTTACGCATGCAATGTCATCGTTGTCGAACCTGAGAGTATTATACACGCCCTGCTTCATGATGTCAAGTGCATACTCATCGACAAATCCCTCATAATATGCTGTGACTGTCGCTTTCTTACTTGCACTGAGAGCCTTATACGTGCTAAGATCAAAGTACAGCAACGCACATTGATTCCTATTAGCATAATAGGACATCAAGTCAAAATGAGATAGTTCGTTACCTATTGTAATCATCATTATCCACCCTTGTTGAGTTCATCAGTAGCATCTTGTATGAGTTTCTCTAAGAAATCTCTGTTCTTCTCTGTGTCCTCATCCTCTCGTGTTCCAAGTATCTTAGTTGTCTTGATGTGCTCGTACTCAACTAACATATCATTGAAGTATGTCTTATCAGTCTCTGACTTGAGTGTCAAGAAATATGCTATCTTATCTCTAAACTTCTTAAGTCTGTGCTTACCCATTTCAATGAACTGGTCAGCAGTTGCAAGATAATCTTCAGTTGGGAAGTCTACCTTGTATACTTTATTATAAAACTCTGGAGATATAGGGAACTTAGTATTCTCTGTGTCATTAGTAAACTCAGCAGAATCAGTTAGTTCTCTTAGTTTAGTTCTATACAATGTATACTGTGCTTTAGTATCAGCATCAATTGGTGCATCAGCTAACTGTGTCCAATCTGTTTCATCCAACAAGAAATTTCTTGCTAGTCTTATACTAAATGGTGATACTGCTTTCTGCTTAGAATACATTCTAGCTAATTCATCTTGGAACTCATCGTTCTCAAGTGAATCAATTAAATAGAATCCTTCAATTAGTTTATCTTTAAATGCAGTCGCTTCAGCAGCACCAACTGCCTCCATCTCATAGTCAACCCACTTAAATGTGTTAGTCTTAAAGTCTTTTACATACTTCCTACGCTTTGCTGTGTATGAATCATTGGTAAAATACTGAAACGTGATAAGTTTATCCTTGTCACTATCCCATAAAGGGTATAACAATGGAGTGAGTGTATCCTTCCAATATGATTCAGGAATAGTCTTTGGTGTACCGTTGTACTCAATCTCCTGATTGATTACATCTAACTGTACTTGCAGTACTGGTGCATCTGCCATTGTATTATTAGTATCTCCGTAGTATTTAGAAAGCTTTGATCAAGTACTTGCATAATATGTAAGGATGCAAGAGTGGTACATCGATATCAGGATCAATAGTTGCCTGTGGTTCTATCTTAGTAGTTGATTTTAATGTCAACGTTGCTTCAGAAGCACCAAGACCAGAACTATATGTAATACCTGGACCTGTCTCACCTTGAACAGTATATGATAGTGAATCAACAGCAGGTTTACTGATCTTACCAGCAGTAGGAACAAATACAAGACCTGTTACCTTCTCATTCCAGTAAATGAATTCAGCAATACCATAATGGTCACTGTCTAGATCATTATCATTAGCAGCACTAGGTGTAGCACGTGGTTGTTCAATCTTTATCTTAGTACCAACTGCCTTAGCATCTGTTGGTAATGCTACTGAATAAGTATACCATTGAGTATCGCCGCTGCCACCATCCCATGCTTGACTGACAATAGGGACATCACCAATGATAGGATCAGTTCTAACTGATGCTGGTGTGATAATAGTATCAACCAATGTCCAATCAGTTGAATCAGCAGCCTGATAGTATACACGTAACACTTCTTCTGCTATATCACCACCATTAACACCATTACCTCTACATGCTTTGATTGAGAAATAATTTGTGTTGGTTGTGTCAACTGGATTCAATGTAATGAATCGTGTGCCAGTATTACCACTGAGACCACCGAACTTGACATAGTTGGTATACTGTTGTGAACTATTAGCAGTTAAGAATAGTTGATCAACAACTCCAGCAGCATCATCAATTGTAGATACAATCTTAGTTCCACCACCAGCACCATTCATAACATAGATGTATGGTATCTCTGTGTATCCACCACCAGCAGTATCTAAAGAGATGTTTGTTACTTTATTGGATGCCACAGTTACTGATGCAGTAGCGTCAGATGTTGCACCACCACCAGTAATAATAACATCTGGTACTTGTGTGGTTGGTAGTTTGAAATTACCAGCAGTACCAGTACCAGTACCACCACCAACAATATTCACATCCCACACTGTTGCGTCTTGTGATCCAGATGCGATAACATCACCTACTGATGTACCTGTTGATCCACCAACATATCCAACAATCTTACCTAATCCAACCTTAACAAATCCACCATCACCACTTGCAGTAGATCCAGTAGTTTGTCCACCTGGATTGACACCTGATCCACCACCACCAACTGTTACTGATATGGAACCTGGATTATTTAATAGTGACCATTGTATTGATCCACCCCATTGTCCACCTGCTCCACCACCACCGCCTCCAGCGGTCCAGTAGTCATTATTATATACAGCAGTGATAGATGCAGATCCACTACCACTATTTGAATGACTGAATGAGTTAAGACTAAACCAATCAGTACGATAAGAACTAACACCTGACAGTCCAGCACCACCACCTTGGTGACCTCCATCTCCACCAGGAGCACCGCCAGGACCACCTGACGCTCCACCGTTACCATTACCACCAAATGTAATACCGTTTCTAGCGACACCAGCACCGCCAGCTCCACCTCCACCACCAATACATCCGTAGTGACCACCGCCACCACCAGCTCCTGGTCCTAATGCCTGTGTTGTTCCGTCTGGTTGAGAATAACCTGATGGTGGTCCTTGACCATTTGTACCAGCACCACCGTCAAATCCAGATGCACCAGCACCTCCACCACCACCAGCTCCTGCTAGAATCTGTGTTCCTCTCTTTAATAATGATGCGGCACCACCACCGCCACCTTCTGCATAGCTATGCCCTTCACCACCATAGCCACCATTAGCACCACTTGATGCTGTTCCACCATTTCTACTACTAGCAGCACTACCAGATTGAACTGACCATGCAGAACCTGCAAAACTAGATAACTGAGAACTTACCAGATCAACTACTATTGTTCCACCATTATATCCATAGTATGCACCATAACCAGCCTGTCCACCCTTTCCACCTCTTATTGTGAATTGTACTGAGGTTGGGTTACTAATACCAGCAGTACTGAATGTACCATCACCATTAATAGTCTGAGTGTATGTACCACTTTGTCCACCGACCAGTAGATTTATACCATTAGATCCATTACCATAGTCTCCTGCTTGTCCACCAGTACCACCACCGTTAGGATTATTTGGATATTGTGCCGTTGGCCAACCATCTGATGTCTGACCATTCTGTCCGTTAGTACCATCTTGTCCATCTTGACTACCCATGGCTGAGACACTACCACTTTCGGTTGCTGATCCACCATCACCACCGTCTCCTCCTTGCTGTCCATTGGATGCACCACCACCTTTTCCACCACCAGCAACTAAATTAAGATCACTACCAACTACCATTGTGCTGTTGCCACCATCATTACCACCAACATTACCAGCAGCACCTGATCCACCACCAGCTTTAACCTCATAGATTAATCTGTCTGGTGTACCTGAAATATTTCCTAAGTTGATGCTGTATGATCCTGGTGATGAGTATGACCATTCATCTGAGTAATCATAGACAGGAGTACCACCAGTGTTAACTGTTCTACCACCTATATTAGATGATCCAGTGAACTGTTTCATTACTGGGTCAGGTATATAAGTCTGGAACACATAAGAACCAGCACCTTGAGCACCTGATGCCATATAAAACTGTTCATTTGCAGCTACTGTTGGATCTTTAAGTGATCCAGTACCAGCAGCACCACCAAATGCATCGAATACATCATAGGTAGCAACAGTATTATCTGTGATAGGACTCCTTAATAATCCATGCTTGTGTGTGAATACAATACCACCAGTAGGATACCATCTACTCAGTCTACCTTTACCTTCACGATAGTCTTGTAGATACCTATCACCTGATGCTTCTGATGGATATTCATTAAATCCTGGTATTGTATGATATACTGTGTGACTATGTTGAGGAGCACCAGAAAGTTTGGTCTCTCTCATAGATATTGTAACTTGTTGTTGACCAATAATACTACACTCAACAGTCTCAACAACATTCTCATATCCAGTAGTAACTATCCTACCAAGTGAGAAGTATTCATCTTGCTGATTCTTATCAAGATACCATGCACCACCTGTAGTACCAACTCCAAGTGTAGAGTTACCAACGTTAGGAGAGTTGTTACCAAATACAGGACCATTACCAACAACCTTTTTAGTTCTTAAATCGGGTACTTTAAATGTACCCATATTATCAGCACCCCACCAGTCCATTACATTATTAGTATTAATACTTGCAATAGAACCATCCTCAAGATCAATTCTTACAACAGCAGCAGCACCTGTTCCATTACCACCAGTAAATTGTACTGATGGTGCTGATGTGTATCCTGATCCAGGATTAATAACATCAACACGTATAACTACTCCAGCTTCAACTATTGCAGCAGCAGTTGCTTGCACTCCAGATCCGCCACCAGGAGCAGTGATTGATATTAATGGAGCTGTTGTGTAACCTGATCCACCATTTGTTATATCAATACCACTACTGGATCTACCACCATACTTGTTACCAACAATTGCATACAATCCTGGAAAATCACGAATATTATACTCATCACCATTACAATACAAATAACCATCATGAGTATATGCAGGATCATCTGCTACTTGGTATGCATTACCAGTAGTCTCTGTTAAATTAGGAAATGTGGTAGCACCAAACTTGACAAAACTATGATCATATGAGTTTGTGCCAGTCTTTAAATTGGGTACAATAGCACCCACTGGAGTTGTATCTACGGTAAGATCTGTGTAGAAACCTGTCCGAGCATTTCTGTATAGTTGTGATGATGTCATTAGATCTTAATTAAGTATTCCATAACTATGAACGGAGAACATGCAGCATCAATAGACACTGAGTTATCTGCTCCAATAGTCATTGTAGTTTCTAAATTTTCTGGTGGAATAACAATAGCATTTGTCTTAACCTGATAGTTATGATCACCTTTGTCTATGTCAACCCTGTGATTATGTATAGTTGGATCAACTCCTGCTTCACGTGATAGTTCAACTGTATCTGTTGTAGTATTTTCTAAGTCTGTTGTCGCACGACCAGTAACAACTGAATCATTTGACTGCAATGGTAATACATCATATAAACTATTACCTAGAAAATCATCAGGTACACCATCTGCACCCTGAAGATATGTTGCATTAACTGTTAATGTACTACTAGCAATGGCACCACCACCTTCACTACACCCAATAAGATATTGGAAGTTGTTTCTGTAACGTGCGATGTTAGAATCATCAGCAGAACCATCCATTGATCCTCTTGGTAATGGACCTAATGTTGAATTCAATAGACAATTATATCTGTATTGATCACCAGCACCATAGATGCAATGACCCCAATAGATAGTACCCTGCAATCCCTGTGTTGATGTTGCACCACCACCTGAACCTGGAGACCATTTATCTATAGCCATACATGGCATTTGTCCTGAACCAGGATCACCACTACTATTTGTAGTTTCATCTAACCATTCTTGGATAGGAATAGTAGATGCATTTCTTCTACCAAGTTGTCCCATAGGCATAGGAGCATTAGTACCAGTCTCTGTTAATGCGTGGTTCCTTGCTCTTGTTGCTGAGTGGAAATGTGAGTGTGGATGTAGAGCATTCTCCTCAACACCTTCACTATCTGTACGGTGTGTTGTTCCAGCATATACCCATGATGGTTTACCACGAACATCAATCTCTTGACTTGGTACTGAAATAGATCCACTATAATCTATTCTAACGTTAGTACCAATAGCAGATACTGCTTCAATAGCAATACCTGAACGACTTACTTCATTATCTAATGAATTCTTTAATCTTATATTATTATATAATCCTGCGTTAGCACCTGACGTTGGTTCTGGATACTTAGATCCAAGATCAGGGACCATAAACTGTGCATCAGTTAATGTATCAAAATTTGTGTTATCACTATTCTTCCTGATAAACTTACAGTCATTTCCTGTACCACATATAGCAGCGAGTTGAGGATACTTCTCTGCATAGTATTTTGTACCATCACATTTTAAATAACCAGCAGGTAAATTTTTTGCATTAAGAGCACCGTCAGGTAACCCTTCATATTCGACTGCCCATATAATAACTTGACCTGTCAAGTTACCATACTTTGCTCTCTCTTTTGAATAGAATACTGCCATTAGAATGCCTTGATGATGAATGTCATCGTTATGGAAGGTTGTGTAGTATCACATGAAATATTTAGTGCATTTTCAAGACTTTGTGCCTGTAATGCAGAACCATCAGCATTGGATGCTACATGTGATGGAGGACCAGCCATCGACCCTATACCCTGCTGTATTTCAAAACTACCATGATTATGTGCTCTATAAGAAGATTGAATTGGATCCTTATTCTCTGCACCTAAGTTCATTGACACTGGCCATGAACCATGCCTAAACTTCAAATCATATGTACCAGCTACTAGTGTTGATGAGTTGAGAGTAATCTCCCACTGTGGTGTCGGATTAACAGAAACGTCCTGAGCAGCTTCCATTGTCTGCACAAATGTACCTTCTCTTAATACGTCATACTTATCATCAACATTAACTGGTGTAACATACATCAATGGAGTTATCTTATCCCACTGCTGCCATGTATCTGGTGCAGTACCATAAGTTCTCCTAAGATCAGTACCATTAGGTAATATAATTTTATTAGTAGCATCAAGTATACAACCAGAAACACTGAACACTGGTGCAGTTTCAGGATCGTCTACTAAACCATCCGATCTTAATGGTGATCCTGTATCATATCCAAAGTAGTTTGGTCTAGACCTATACTCCATTGGTCTTGGGAACATACCAGTATGGTTTGGAGTCTTGTGTGTATCTACTGGAACAGTATCTAATAGCTGACCAGTATTTCCTCTACTAAAAATTGTTTGTGTGTATGTTGTACTAGCATGTCCAGATCCTCTATCATTAGCATTAGTACGCCAGTTTGCTTCACCAGCAGGAACACTACCCCAGTAATCTTTATTAGAACTGTCGGTAATAAACTCCATGAAACTATCCATACGTGGTAATGTATGTTCATGACTCTCATCACCATAAAATGTGATAGCAGTCGCACCATTTTGCCACGTTGTTGGTTCAGCAGACTTAAGAGCACAAGTGTTAGGACCATCAGAGGAACAGTACACACTAGCAGAACCAGTCATCTCAATACCTTGGTCTGTCCTAAATGTCATTGGACCTGTAGGGTTAACATTAGTAGATCCAATACTATCTGAGTGACCATGAGCAGGAGTATGATTAATACCCAGCTTACGATTCAATGTATATAATGTCTCAATAAAATCAGGAGCGAACAAAGATATGTTAGTGAACTTAAAGTATAAGTTACCAGCTATATTGAGTGTGAAATCAATATCAGATGTTGCTTCATAGGTTGTAGTAACTGGTGTTGTCTCACCATAATCATTAATCAAAGCACCAACTACACTTTGAGCATCACTCTGACCATATTGATACGTTGGATCATTAAGATCAGTATTCTCTAGGTCAGTCATGACTCTATTGGATAGGTTAGGTAACCTAAACTCAGCATCATCATACCCATAATAAGGGAATGGATAATGATTCCCACTTGGATCAGTCATGTCACCACCATAGGTATCACCTATGATTGATGCTAACATTGGATAGTCAGCAGCTTTTATTGTCTGACCTGTACATACTATCCATCCTTTAGGGATATTGGAAGCAAGAAATCCTGAACCACCATCACCGCTCCAAGGTAGGATAGTTCCTACCTTTGCAGTTCTCATACTTTTAATAGAGTCATAGAGTGCAGTCATATCTTTAGAGTTCGATTAACCACCATCCTCTCAATGCTGGAGGAATAGTTTGTGCAGAAGCAGAACCTTCAACGTCAACAGTACCAGCGTAAACTAGACCGAATGATGCGTTGCGAGTCTGGATAATTAACTCACCTGAATCCCATGCTGTATTTAATGACTGACCAGCACCAGAAGCAATTCTTGAACCAGCACCATCACCCTGTATGTTAACAGAAACGTTGTTAGCCTTAAGAGCTCGGATGATCAGACTTGTGTTGTATGTTAGATTACCACTGAGTTCAATGAATCTAATCATATCACCTGTTTGTGCATTCTCTGGTAAGTAAACAACCATGTTACTTCCAGAAGCAGCATTAATAAGATAGTTTTGGTTAACTTGTAGCGGATTATCCTGCTGTTGTCCAATACCTGTTGTAGGATCAAAGGCAACATAAGTATGTCTCCTACCACCACCTGCTGTCCAGTATTTCTCAATACCGAATGAGTCAATAGCGTTGTTTTGATAGATCTTAAAGTCCTTAGGACCTTCAGTTCCACCAGTACCAGCACCACCTAAGTTATCTATATGGAATATTGGATCAATTGCTGATTCAACTGACAATACCTTACCTTTCTGATAGAAGGTTTCACCCATCAAGATGTTACCTTCTCTGTTGGTAACTCTGAATGAAGTCTCGGTTGAGCAGACTCCATGCATCTGACAGTTATCATAGTAGATCTTAAGATCACCGTAGAATGCAGCAGCACCCTTAAGTGTAAGACCAGCAGTATCTGTCTTAGGATCTTCAAGTGATCCATCACCTGAGTGACCATCATCGTTAGCGATGGACATAACGAGTGTCTTACCATCAGAACCATACATTCTGATATTACCACTCATGACCTCAAGATCTTGATTGATCGTTGTAGATCCACCACCAAATAGTTTGACTGGTGTAGTACCAACAGAGTTAGGTTCTCTGATCTGCTTAGGCATCTTGATCGCATAGAATGCGTCAAGTGTTCCATCAACAGAATCAGGTAAGAAGAATTCAGTTCCTATTCTAACCAGAGTTACATAATCAAGTTTAGGAGCAATTAGATCAGCATCTCTAAGTGAGATCTCAAGTCTAATGTCACTTGTATTAGGTGATCTAGCCTTGAGTGCTGTCGCTCTATCAGCCTGTGTTGCAGGAAGGTCATGTAGAAGTGTTGTAGTTCTATCATACTTGTCTAACTTAACAATGTTAGCACCAATAGAGAATGCTGAAGCACTCGTGTCTTCCATTCCACGACCACCAGCAGGATATGATGCGTTAGAAGACGTTGGTAATAATAGTTCTCCACCACTACCTGTGTAAGGATCATCAGTAATCTGAATAATCTCAATAGCATTGGTAGTATAGATTGCAACCAAGTCACCCTTAGTGAAGGATGTCAAGTTACCTTGAATCTCAATGTTAGATGTTGCAGTTACAACGTTATCAGCAGTAGTTGTTGCAGGACCACCAGAGATAACAGACATTGGATTATGTCTGTATACATGGACAACATCAACACCCTTAGTGTATGCAGCAGGTGATGTACCATACTGTTCAGCAAGCATGAATGCTGTACCATGATGGTTACCAACAGTTGTGTCACCTGTACAAGTGTCAACCTCGAAGGTTGTAATGTCGGAACCATTTGTTATAGTTAACTTCTTATTGGTTGTTGCATTAATATATGGTGTTGTGCAAGTACCATTAAGGTTGAATGTACCATTGACAATGGTAGTTCCACCAGTACCAATAGTTGCGTTACCACTTGTGGAATCAACTTCAAATACTGTTACTTCATTAGCAGTATCACATCCATTCTTGATGGATAGTTTCTTAGCAACCTGAGATAGGAGAGACTTAACCTTAAACATCTCACCCTGATCAAATACACCATTAGCAGGGTTAGTAGTGTCTTCACGATCAATGATTATATAATCACCGATTGCGATAGATCCACCGAACTGTGATAGGTATACATTCTCTTCAGCACCTGTGTCATCTAGAGATGTAGTTGTCCAAGTAGCATTGTACTGAACGATACACTTGTAGATAGCAGTAGTATCATTATGATCAGATCTAGTAGCAGTGTATGTACCAAATGGTAGTCTCTCAACTACGATCCAGTAAGGTGCAACGTTGATTCTTGGAAGAGAAACAATCCTGACAAATTCTGGATGCTTAACACCACCTGAGTCATCAGTATCAATGAGTAGTATATCCTGCTCACTAAAGTACTGAACACCATTAGAATCGTATGGACGATTCTTAAGTGGTAAGTAGTACTGATCACCAGTTAAAGCTGGTAGAGTTAGAGGTTCAACAGTTCCAGCAATCTGTGTGATTGTATTCTGGAATACTGCTCCACCCCAATCACCAGTACCAGCAGTATCAACTGCGTTGTAGTTTTCATCATTGCTTGCAAGTCTTATTACATCAACCAAGTCAACATTACTGTTGAATACATTGTTACCAAGTATTCCACTAGCATGAGCAAATGAAGTTGATCCAGTTTGTGCTCTGTATGCTGTGAATGAGTAAGAAGCAAATCCACCACAGAGTGTGATGTCAGAGTTAAATCTAGCAGCAGAATCAACAACTAGGTTGTTTCTAATTGTTGTAGTACCACCCTTACCAGCGATTGTGATCTCAGCAGCGTTGGTAGCAAAGTCAAGTTTAGATGTAGC